TGTTGATAGTATAACATCTGTGCCATTCGTCTAAGTTCTGGATATTCAAACCTACCTTTTATATTTCCTAATAGAATAAGATTAGCAGGAAACTCTTCTGTTCCATCATAGTCTACTTCATAATTACTAAAGATACCCCATGTTTGTATAACACTATAGTCTGCTGTAGTTTTTGTAGAAAATGCTGTATCATATGTTTGTATTATAAACTGACACGTTGGAGGTTCAGAATAATTCCATTCTTGTAACCAAGTTTTTTTAATAAGACCTCCTTCATCAGGAGTTGGATCTTGCATATATAATGCATTCCAATATCTGCTACCATTTGAAGCTTTGATTTCATGTTCATCTACTTTTAATACTTCATCTGGTTTCCATTCAGGAAAATAAGAAGAGCCGACTGGTAATTGTAATAATTCTGCTGCTTCTTCATCTAACCAAGCTGGTATTCTTACAACATCCCAAGGAATAACTTCGTATTCTGATTGTTCTTCTTGTTGTTTTAGTAACCATCCACATAGATCATCATAATGATACCTTGTATTAATAATAAGAATACTACCATTAGGCATAATACGTGTTCTTAGTCCAGCAGGATACCAATCTTTTACATATTTTCTACCAGCTTCAGAGTAAGAGTCTTCTTCAGACATAACATCATCTAATATAGCTATGTGTGCACCTCTACCAGCTATTTGAGACCTAACACCTGCAGCATAGTATGTACCACCTTGACTAGTTTTCCATTTACCTGCAGCTCTTACGTCTGTTCTTAGTGTAACACCTTTAAAAATATTTTGATATTCTTCTGTAGTTATTAAATCTCTAACAGATCTACCAAAATCACTAGATAATTGGTCACTATGGGAAACTGTAAGTATCTCATGTTCTGGATTTCTACCTATATACCAGGCAGGAAACAGTTTAGAACAGATTACAGACTTTGAAGACCTTGGAGGAAGAAAGACCATTAGCCTTTTTATCTTACCTTCTTCCAATTCTTTCAATTTATTAGAAATAACTTCTATATGTTTCCCTGTTTTCCAATCAGACACAAGAGTTGGAGCCATCTTCTGTACAAAAGAAAGAAAATCAGTTTCGCAATATTTTCTTAGTACTTCTAATAGTTTATATTTGAATTGTATAAAGGTATTAAGCTTAGTAGTCTCTTCCATATTTTGAAGTATAGACTATATAGATCTATAATGCAAGTAATATTTTAATTAATTAAAGATAATAATAGTTAATAATAGTTAATTAAAGTTAATTAGAGTTATATGATATATACTAAGATAAATAAAGATAATAAAAGATAAGTAAAGTACTTATATCTATCTTTATTATATATACTGTCCACTTAAATATATAGTACTATATATACTCTCCACTAAAGTTAGCTGTCACAGCCGTATTGATGACCGATCATTGGATTTTAGTAAATATATAAGAGTATCATTTATATATATATATAGACTGGACAGATTTTTTCCCCCACCCACACACGTAACAGGTCTAGGTAGCCTACGTCAGGCATAATGGATACCTTACGTCTGAGAACTGCACAAGATGACCTACCGAGACTCAGTCGTCTCTCACGTCTCAGAAGTGTACATACATGCACATACCTAACCTAACGTAAGAGACTTCAAATCCTCTTCCACCCTTCCTCACAGGTATCTGTATACGTATGTGTACATACCTACCTTAGTCATCATATGTGCCTACTGATGACGACTCAGAACCCCTCGAAAAACGGCAGAAAACTGCGAGACTTGACAACCTCAACGGAATTTGCTAGTTTAAATCAATCGGCAAAACTTGTCGATCTCGGTACTCGTGACGATCACGAGAGCTCAACGAAAGGATTTTCCAATGAGCAAATCTAACACATGGCATGTATATGTTTTACATGCTTTCGCTATCACAATCTTCGGAACAAGAGTTCCTCTGTTCCCGATTGTACCTACGTGGTCATGGACATATACCGAAGTTCCAACAGGAACTCGTGTTATGTATCGTAAACGTGAAAACGGAACTTGGGCTAACCAAATTCCAACCAAGCAAAACATCTACACATACGCAACCGTAGGTGGAAAGAAAGTTCGTACAGGTATCTCAGGTGTACACTACCGTAATGGTGTGAAGCTGAATTCTCGTGGCAAAGGCAAAGCGATTTGCAAAGAGTCCACGCATTATGCGAACAAGGACATGAGCATGTATTGGTACAAATCCGATCCATTCTGGTCGCTTGATCGTGCATGGTTCGAACCGAAGTAAACTAATCGTGTGCATAGGTGCAGTATGTATCTATGCACACCCTAACATGAGGAGAAATCTTATGGATAATACGTTACGTTGGTGTGCAGACATAGGCATGTGGTCACTAGACCGACCTATCAACGACATACCTAACACAAACATTACAGGCTCGTGTGTAAACCGTACGAGCTTTTGTGATGCGACTTGCTACAACATCAAGCTCTACCGTATGTTTCCAGCTATGCTGACGAAAGACATACGCAACGAGCAGTTCTGGCAATCGTTACCTACGAACATGATACTACGAGCGACTGATCATCCAAGCATTCAGAGCTTGCGTAAGAAATTTAAAAACTCACGTAGGCAAACGAAACGAGTACGACTGATGACACGTGGTGAAGGCATCAAGGACAAGTCTGATGTTCAACGTGTGTTCGTGTTATGTATGGAATTTCCAGATATAATCTGGTGGTTACCTACACGAGCATGGAGAAATGCCGAGCTTCGAGACTTGGTGCAAAAATGGCTAATGCCATTGCCGAACCTAGCACTCAACGCATCACTCGATCCTACGAACACGGAAAACGAAATTCGACAGTTGACATCTGACGGATGGAACACCATGTTCTACGGAGACGATACACGTACCACCATGCAAGGACAACGCATGTTCAAGTGTCCGAAGACGCACAAGGGACTGAAAAACCATTGTGGAATTTGCAAAGGTGGTTGCTTCAGTTTAACATCAATCGATAGACGTACAGACGTACACCTATCACAACACTAACGGAGGAAAGCACATGAAGAAAAAACTACCAATAAAACACACTCAAAACGAAGATTTAAAATACGAGTATGACGTACTACGTTACCACATGCTACACGAGAAAAATCCCACGAAAAAAAATCAATTAATCGTGGATTTAGACCGTATTGACGAGGAGCTATATGCTCGTATGTATGAGGAGAAAACCAATGCCTAAAACAATCTCAATCGAATACGTACCTGCACGTGATGTGTGGGTACTACGTCAAGGTAATCGCATACTTGATAGCTTTGACACACTAGCCGAAGCTCAAGAGACGTACCCATTTGCAGAAGTATATGCACATGACTGATACACATATGCACAGACATAGCCAGACAGATAGGTTGTGTCTGTGTTCTGTATTTCATAGGTTTATGTTTGGTATTATACCGAACAGAAAGGACAGTAATGATGGTAAAACATTTTATTATAACTCAGATTGATGACAGTCAAAATTTAGAATGGTGTGATGTCTTGGTTGATGATACCACTAGGACTATACTGACATTCCAGACTGAAAGAGATGCTGAAAATTACTTAACAGAAGATGCAGACTTAACACCCTATGAGATTACTTCTAATAATATTTTTATTGCTCAATTACATTAGAGCTTGACAGATGAAAATTAAAAATGTTATAAGACCAATATTAATTAACTCAACTAGGAGAAAGACATGACTGAAATAAACTTTCAAGACATTTGGAACAGAGCAGTAGCCAAAGGAAAAGAAGAAGCAAGTAGCCATAAGGAGACCATGCACGTCTGGATGGATGGAGATGGTGGTAAACATATACATGGTGCTTGTGGGTTTGCTAGAGTGGTACTGAATGATGGCAGAAGTAGCTTTGCTAAGTGGGCAAAAAAGAATGCCAACTTTGATAAAGGATATTATGGTATCCAATTCTATGTATCAGACTACGGACAGTCTTATGAATTAAAAGATAAGTTTGCATCAACAGTAGCTCAAGAATTAAAAGCTAATGGTATTGATGCTACTCATGTTTCAACTTTAGATTAGGAGGAAAAAATGAAGACGGATAAAATAGTAAAATTATTAGTAGATAATGATTTAAATATTTATGATGTACTTGATGCAACCATAAAAGAAAATGGTATTATAGGTGTTGGTTTAATAACTTTAGCTGATGAGATAGAAGAGTATATACATTCTCGTATAAAACCAATGAGTCAAGATGAATGGAGTAGGTAATATGGACACACAATTATTTAAAATAAGAGATGATTTAGAATTAGCTTTAAGAAAATTAAATAGTAATGAAAATGTACATTTAAGAATTGGTAGAGCTACTGCTATAATCAATAAGATAGTAAGAGATTTAAAAGAACAAGAAATAAATCTTGAAGAATATTATGGGGAGTATTAATTATGCAACTACAGAATAGTGATTACTTTGATAGTGAGGAAGGCTATTGGGAAGAGGTAGCTAAGATTAGAAAGAAATATTCTCTTGAACCTAGTGAATGTGGAGAGTTTGTAGAGTATATTCAATCTACTATAGCTTATCATAACCCAAACATTCCTCTTCCAGAAGTAGAAGAAGAACTAGAAGAATATTTTTATAAGGATTTAACAGATGACTGAAACTGCTAATAAATTTATTGATAATCGTAAGGACTTATGGCATATGTTAGGTGCTAAGTATAAAAAAGTTAATCCACGTGTGGTGATTGTTCAAGATGAGTATGGGCATGAACTAACATGGCAACGCATTGGAGGTAAAATGATATGTCTACAAAAAAGACCACGTTAGACGAAGCATTAGATGAAGTGATAGAAGCTAAGTATTTTGCACAACAAGCATTAGAGAGAGTTAATATGGCTAGAGTGGTAGTAAGTGAAGCTGAAAGCCAAGCCATAGAGTCACAACAAGCTATTGATAAAGCATTTAATAAACTAAAGGAGATGAGTGATGAGTAAAAAGTATAATGATATACTAGATAAACTAGAACAAGCAAAGAACTCTGCTACTCTAGCAATCACAGAAGCATGTGAAGCTGTTGCATATGCTAGTCAAGCAGAGACACAAGCAATAGAAGCACATGATGCTATACGTGATGCTATTGATATGATAGAGGAGTTAGAAGATGATTAGCAGAGGATATAAATTAACAGAGTTTAGAAATAAATGGAAAACTATTTATAGTAAAACATTTCTGAATAAATATATACCTATCCATGAAGATGTATGGGTAGATGATAAAGAGTTTATAGAAACTATGAAGAAACCAGAAGGTGAAAGATATATCTGGACAGTACTAGAAGAAAATGGTACATGGATTGTAACAAGTGGATACCATTGGGTTAATAGAATAGGTTTTATAATAACTAAAAATAAATGGGAGCATGACATGAACATAGAAGTGAAAGGATATTAAGATGAGTAAAGAATTCATAGTAACAACAGAAGATATGGAATTGTGGATAGGCACAGACCATAAAGGAAATTATCCTAAAGAATTTGTGTTAAAAGTTTTATGTGAATTAGCTAATGGAGAGTACGAACAAGAAACTTTTAAAGATGATGTTTTAGATATGAGGGAGAATGATAATGAGTAGAGATATAGACACAATACCCACAGTACGTAGACATATAGTAAGTTATAAGATATATGCAGAGTGGTCAGACAATCCTAAACTCGTAGAGTTAGAGCATGAGATGGGTAACTTTTTAGAAAATACTTTTAATGATTGGTTAAGAGATATAGAAGATGAAGAAAATGTAGATGAGTAAAAAATTAAGTATATCAGAAATACAAACAAAAATAAATATTATAGAGAATGACTATCCAAATTATCATGTTGATTTAGATAGAGATAAGTACCACCCATACGATAGAAATAATTTAGTGAGATATTATAAGTTATTAAATAAAAGAAAGAAGGAGAATGATAATGTTAAGTGATGCAATAACAACTGTAGGTTTTGCTTTACAATCTTATGTTAATACTTGTATCCATGAGGATACTGACGAGAACAAAGAAGAACGTGAGGAACTAACACTAGCATGGTCAATAATAAAAAAACATTTAGAGGAGAATGTA